TCAGCGATAGCCGCCATGCACGCTTACGTTGACGCCCAGCAGGATTACTACCAGCTTAATCACCGCTGGGCGCAGAAAATCATCAGCAGTA